ATGCCTGGGATTGGTTAGGTGGGTTCGATGAAATCATCCTCATGTTTGACCAGGACGAGGCTGGACAAAAGGCCGCATTAGAGTGCGCTGAGGCCCTGCCAGTAGGTAAGGTAAAGATTGCCAAGCTAGGCCATAAGGATGCAAATGAGGCCCTCCAGAAGGGTGCTGAGAACGACATTATCGATGCTATCTGGAGAGCCAAAGACTGGCGACCTGACGGCATTGTGAGTAGCTCAGAATTGCGTGATGTCATCGCAGAAACCGAAGAAGAATCCCTGGTTAGCTACCCTTACCCAAAGTTAAACGACATCACTAAAGGCATCCGACCGTCGACCCTAGTCACGATCTGTGCTGGCAGCGGTGTCGGTAAGTCTACATTGGTATCTGAGATTGCCTACCACCTGCACTGCCATGGGCACAAGGTCGGTATGCTGATGTTGGAGGAAGAAAACAAAAGGACCATCCGAGGTTTACTTGGTCTTCATCTGAATAAAAACATCGTCCAAGACTATGCCTGCGCTACCAAAGAAGAAGTGTTGGATGCCCATGCAGAGTTGTTCTGTGAGCAAGACATTCAGCTGTTCAGTCACTTTGGTAGTACCAGCCTGGAAATCATCTGTAACCGCATTCAGTACATGGTGAAGGCCATGGGCTGCACTCATGTCATCTTGGACCATATCTCAATAGTGGTCTCTGGTTTGACTGCGGGTGTTACCGATGAACGTCGTTTGATCGACCACTGCATGACGGTCCTCCGGCAGCTGGTGCAGGAACTTGGAATCACTTTGTTCCTGGTGTCGCATTTAACCAGGCCGCAAGGTGTTGGCCATGAGGCAGGGGGCAGGGTTGCATTGTCCCAGCTTAGAGGAAGCCATTCCCTGGCACAGCTAAGTGATCAGTGCATTGGTCTCCAGGTAAACCCCGATGACCCCAGCGATGATACCCGTGACCTGGTTGTTCTAAAGAACAGGTTCACAGGCCAGGTCGGACATGCTGGAAGGCTGAAGTACATACGAGAGACTAGTCGCCTGGTTGACCACACGTACACCGAAGCACCTTTTTAAATTACTCCCCCCAAAACCATAACCACAGGTAGGCCAATCGGTGCCACCTGCGGCATTTCTACAATTATCGATAACTAAAGGAAGCAAATTATGAGCAAGTACGAAAAGCAATTTATTGAATTCCACAAAGCCAATCCGCACGTCTATGAACTGTTCAAGAGATACACGAAAGCTGCGATGGCTACCGGTAGAAAACATTACTCTGCCGCAGCAATCTTTCAACGCATCCGCTGGCATACCGACATTGAAACTAATGAGGTACTAGGCTTCAAACTTAACAACAACGTCACACCTTATTACTCCAGAATGTATACGGCTAACTACCCGCACCACAAAGATTTCTTTCGCACTCGTTCTCTTTTATCTGAGAGACCGGTCCAGCTGGAGGTGTTTTGATGAGTCTGATATTTGACCTGGAGACCGACGGTCTACTCAACCAGCTTACCAAGATTCACTGTATTGCGATCTTTGACACGGAGCAGAATGACCGTCGTGTTGACGCTAACAAAATCTACCACGGTGACGAACAGATCAGAGAGGCTCTTGAGTTACTGGAGAATGCTGACGAGATCATAGGCCACAACGTCATCAACTTTGATGTCCCTGCAATCCAGAAAGTTGTACCTGGTTGGAAGCCCAAAGGCAAAGTGACGGACACCATTGTCCTGAGCAGATTGCTACATGCTGACCTGGTAAACGAGGATGCAACCTCAATGTCACTGCCCGAAGGTTTCCAAAAGAGACTCTGGGGCAGCCACTCGTTAAAAGCCTGGGGCCTACGTATGGGCACCATGAAGGGCGACTATGACGGGGGATGGGAAACCTGTAACCAGGACATGCTCGACTACTGCCAGCAGGATGTCACTGTTACCTACAGGCTATACAAGAAGCTCCTGGTTGACAGTGACCCATTCAGTCAGCAGTGCATAGACTTGGAACATGAGTTGGCACATATCTGTAACGAGATAGGTAACAACGGCTGGACCTTTGATATCGATGGTGCCAATGCACTCTATGCCGAACTGGCGAAGAAGCGCATCAACCTGGAGAAGGACCTGGCGGTACTCTTTGAACCCTGGGACGTTGTTACTACCTTTATACCCAAGCGTGACAACAAGACCCTCGGTTACAAAAAGGGTGAGCCATACGACAAGGTAAAGGTTGTCGAGTTTAATCCCAACTCTCGCAAGCATATCCATCGGTGCCTGGTAGAAAAGTACGGATGGAAGCCCAGGGAATTTACCCCCAGCGGTGATGCCAAGATTGACGAGAATGTACTCAACGCATTGCCCTACCCAGAGGCCAAGAAGCTGGCATTGTTTTTCTTGATACAAAAGAGAATCGCCATGCTGGCCGAGGGTAACCAGGGTTGGCTAAAGGTATGCGACAGCGATGGCCGTATCCGGCATTCCATTGTCAGCGGAGGCACAGTATCGGGCCGCGCATGTCATCGGTCTCCAAACCTGGGGCAGGTACCAAGTACCAGGGCAGCCTACGGTAAACAGTGCCGTGATTTATTCACTGTTCCCAGGGGCTGGGTCCTACTCGGTAGCGACCTAAGTGGCCTTGAGTTACGAGTGTTAGCGCACTTCCTGCAAGACGGTGGAGAGTACGCCAAGCAAATACTAGAGGGCGATATTCACACCTACAACCAGAAGGCTGCGGGACTAAAGACCAGGGCAGAAGCCAAGACTTTCATTTACGCGACGATGTATGGCGGTGGAGATGGGCTCATCGGTTCCCTGGTCGGTGGCACTGCAAAAGACGGTAGAAAACTCAAGAGAGACTTTGAGCATGCAATCCCTGCATTCAAGACTTTAAAGAGCGAACTGAAGAGAGCCTACGATGGCCGAGGTTACCTCAAGGGTCTCGACGGTCGGAAACTATTTGTGCGCTCAGAGCATCGGTGCCTGTCTCAGCTACTCCAGTCTGCTGGTGCAATCTTATGTAAGAAATGGGTTGCCCTGGTCCACAACGAAATCAAAAAACAAAACCTAGACGCAGAGATCCTCGGATGGATTCACGACGAAGTCCAGATCGCCTGCCGCAATGAAGAGGTAGCAAAGCATGTCGGTAACATCACTGGAAGAATGGCGAAAGAAGCAGGAACTCATTTCCAAATCAAAATCCCAATCGAAAGCGAATATGACGTGGGACGTACTTGGAGTGACACCCACTGAGTCCACGGATACACCCTTTAGTGAAAACGTAGAGCAGATGATTGCATTCTGGATCGTCCTGGACAAAGCCCAACGTGAACCATTCAAAGTCAAAAGTAACTTCGCCAGGCAAGCAGCCTGGTTTATCGCAGTCTGTGCAAGCACCGGTCTCATAACCACTGAGGTCGAGGTCGATACATTTGGCCAGCACTGGCTAATCACTGAGATAGGTATTGATTTTAAGGAGGGCCTCGATGAAAGCATCCAGGAACTTATGTAGCGACAAAACGACCCTGCTCATCGATGGTGATCTTTATTTGTACCAGGCATGTGCAGCTGCCGAAGAGGAAGTGGATTGGGGCGACGATATCTGGTCCCTGTCTACTGATCTAAAAGTAGCCAAGAAGATATTCAACAGACGCATTCAAGACTTCTGTGAACGCCTGGGCAGCGAAGAAATACTGATCTGTTTCACTGTTGGAAATAACTTCAGGAAGGACCTGCTGCCTACCTATAAAGGCAACCGTAAGGCCACCAGGAAACCTGTCGGCTACAAGGAGATGGTCCGGTGGGCTCACACAGAGTACCCGTGCTGTGACCAGGATGGACTAGAGGCCGATGACATCATGGGCATCCTACAGTCTGGCAGAACAGCCCCTACGTGCATTGTCAGTGACGATAAGGACATGAAGACCATCCCTGGAAAACTGTACAGGCCAATGGCCGATGAGTTACTTCAGATCAAAGACTCTGAGGCAGACCACTGGTTCCTGATGCAGTGCCTGATGGGCGACACGACCGATGGTTACTCAGGGTGCCCAAAGATCGGACCTAAGACAGCTGAGAAAGTCTTGGGTAACTATCCGAGTTGGGAGCAGGTAGCCCAGCAGTACATCAAGGCAGGGTTAACCAGGGAGGATGCCCTGGTGCAATCACGATGCGCTCGGATACTCAGGTCCACTGAGTGGGACGCAACCAATCTGAAAGTAAAACTATGGGAGCCAGTCATATGATTATCGAAAGACGCAGCGAGCTTACCGGTGCATACCGAGAGATGGAGATTGATGTCTGTCCACAGCAAATCAAGGAGTGGGAAGAGGGCAAGCTAATACAGGATGCCATGCCCAACCTTACCCCAACTGAGCGTGAGTTCATTATGACCGGCACGACAGATGAAGAATGGGAGACCATGCTAGATGCTGTTAACTAACCGTGACCTCAAGCAACTCACCCCTAAACTATTCAAGCAGCCAAAGGCAGGGTATGACCTGAGCCATGTCGCAGAGGAAGAGGAACGCACGATGTACTGCAAGTGTAACCTCCCCGATGCCGACTGGATTAAACCGTGCCCCAGCTGCGGCAGGAGAATAAGAGTATGAGTATTAATAGTGCAACCCCCCAAGACTGGGATAACCTGAGACAGCGTTACCCAGCCATTGAGAGGACAGACAAAGATATGCAGCCTGTCACTGAAGACATGGTCAACTCACCAGGGCATTACACCCAGGGCAAAGTTGAATGCATCGAAGGTATCCAGGAATCCATGACAACCGAAAGTTATCAAGGGTACTGCAAAGGTGCTGCTATGAAATATCTTTGGAGATACGAGCGGAAAGGAAAGCCCGTAGAGGACCTCCAGAAATGTCGCTGGTACCTCGACCGCTTAATAGCAAGTCATCAAGAGCAATCAGAAACATAAGAGTAAGAGAAAGGAAAATCATAAAGTTCATTGAGTCAGTGTGGTCCTAAGTATTAGTAAGTGAGACAGTATTTTATTCACTTGTAGGACCACCGACCAATGTCTATAAATCATGGACGACATGTATCTACCTGGCGCCAGGTTCTGATGTTTAAGTAAGAGAAAAGAAGATAACCAATGGTAGGGGATGAGGACACCCGCAGCATCCATTGACGGTTACAACGAGGCAACCTTAGATTGCCTACGAGCATCCCCACCACCATTTCTAAAGCTAGACCCATCCCATAAGTATGTCAATAGGTAGACATACCCGTGTTTCCTACATATAACTACATGTTCTATAGACGACATTTATTTTTGTCCACCCTATAGAGATAACGTGAGTGTCTGTACGTCGCGTGACAATGCAATAGCAGTCGCACCCAAGACCCAATTGATACACAAGTTTCCCCTCTGTAATCCCTAGCATCGACCCTGAGTGTCTCCCTCCATTCACGGTTGATGCTAGGTGGTTACTTTAGTTACACACTGGTACAGAAGTTACCCTGGTTGACCCAGGTAATTACTGCACCAGTTATGTCTAGTCACAAAGCATAGACAACCAAGGACCAGGACCAGGCAATCTATGTCGATCTAAGGTCCTTCGGTCGCCATGAATACCAAGAGAACCATAGTCACCGTTGATGCCTTAGATGGCATGCTGTGGTTGACTGTGGTTGACTGTGGTTGACCAAGGTGGACTAAGGTTGACTAAGGACGTGGTCCCGATTTGTAGACAAAAATCCAGGGGTCAATCCAATAAATTTCTGAAGATAGCCAAATGTCGGTAATGTCGGACAGTGAATCACCCAGGATAGCAGTCGATAACATATCCTCTGCTGTAAGGAATCCAGGAACCACGGGGCCTCCAGCGATTGACGATAGAAATCTGGGACTCCTGCCCTGGAATCTGGCCCCCATGGGTCTAATGTCAATGTCGATTCAAAAAGACCGCTAAACCCCCGTCTTGTTGTT